TATAAGATTAGGTTCAAAAGATGCTGCTGAGTCACTTATGTTAGGGGATAAAACAGTAACACTTTTAAACGATGTACTTACCCAACTTATCTCGGTAGTAAATGATTTAGGTCAATTAGCTGCAAAACCCATAATAGGGGGAGCTGCACCTGATCCCAAACTAATAGCCACTACAGCTAGAGCTAAGATAAAACTTACTAACTCAAAGAATAAGCTTAATACCTTATTATCTAAACAAAATAAAACAGTATAATGGCTTTAGGAACTATTATAGCAGGATTAGTTAAAAACGCAGCTAGATCATTGGTTAATTTTGAACTTGCTGTAGATCCTATTTTAGAACGTTTACAACAAGCCTGTCCCCCTAAAGCTGAGTTAGAAGCTATAATTAAGCAAAAAAATTCTATAACTACTGCTTTAACTCAAGTTCAAACTGCTTTAACTACAATGGTCCAAACAGGACAAACTGTTACAGGTATTATTAACGTAACAGATATAGCAGTTAGAGTTATTAAAAATCTTCCACTACCAACTGCTGTACCTCCTGGTGTGGGTATTCCTATTAATGTTATTAATAGATTTACTGATACTCTAATTAAACTATCAGACTTAATTAAAGTAAGTAAAGGAGTAGTATCTTCTATTGCTCCTGCTGTTCAATCACTTAATAATGATATTCAAACTATTTTAAGCGCTTTAGCTAGATTAGATGTATTGTTAGCAGGGTGTTTAGAAGCTGATACTGTAGGGTTAACAGATGAAGAGAAAGAAGATTATTTTACTAGTTTAGGTATAAATCTAAATACTTTAGATACTACTTCTTCACCTGAGGTTAATATAGCAGGGGGGCAAGCTTTAGAAGATAGTTTAGCTCCCAACTCAAATAATCCCTTAATTTATAAAGACTTTAAACTTATAATAGATAACGATAAAGAAAATACATTTTCATTTCCTCGTAGAAGAATAGTAGCAACTCGTATTACTGATGGTGTTCAAATTGTGGGAGACTATTCATTTAGTTCGAGTACTCAAATTTTAGTAGATGAGATAAAATTTAAAATAGATAAATATTTAAGTGAACAGTTAAATATTGCAGCCGCCCCTAATGAAAGAACTATATTTACAACATAATTACTTTAATTTTTAATATTTATAATAAATGAAACCGAGCGAACTAAAATCATTTATCAAAGAAGCAGTTAGAGAAGCTATTCAAGAGGAACTAAAAGATATCCTTTTGGAAGCAGTCCGTGCTCCTAAACTACCAACCCAGGAAACTTATCAAATGTCTCCTGTAGCTGTTGATACAACAATACCCCAACCTCCACAAAAATCTCCTACAGAAAAAAGAGCAATGATGGAAAGTATTATGGGAGATATGCGAAGAGGGCAAGATACTCTTAACTTTACCACCCAAAATATAGCAGCTAATACTCTACAAGTAGCCCCAGGCATGAATACATCGGGGGAAGGGTCTTCCTTACCAGCAGGTAATGTTGGTTTAGATATGATTATGGGTCTAATGAAAGGAGGCAAGTAATGGCAATTTTAATAGGTAGAAAATTCCCCATTGATACTCAACCTGCTAGAGCAGTTGGGGTTGCTTTACCTTTTAATGCTCCGGGTGTATTTACTTCTAATTATACTACATCTAAACAACTTAACTCAAATCTTATAAATTTTTTCTTAACTAATAGAGGGGAAAGGGTATTAGATCCTACTTATGGAGCTAATTTAAGAGCCGTAATTTTTGAACAAATTACAGAAGGTAATTTAGATGCCTTAAAATCAAAAATAGAAATAGATTTAACTACTAATTTCCCTGATGTCAGGCTAGCAAATTTAGATATTTTAGGGAATGAAGATTTAAATGAAATCCAAGTGAGAATAACATATACAGTTGTGTTGTCAGGGGAAACAGATACAGTTAGTTTAAACTTTAACCAATAATGGCCGAAAATAAAAATATAAATTATCTAGCAAAAGATTTTACAACTTTAAAGCAACAGCTTATAGATTATGCTAGGACATACTTTCCAAATACCTATAACGACTTTACTCCTTCATCCCCAGGTACTATGTTTATTGACATGGCGGCCTATGTGGGTGATATTTTATCGTTTTATTTAGATAATCAAATCCAAGAAAACTTTTTACAATATGCTAGAGAAGAGTCAAACTTACTTACATTAGCATATATGTTGGGTTATAAACCTAAAGTAACTAGCCCAGCAGGAGTTGAACTTACATTTTACCAGCAAGTTCCCGCTAAATTATCGGGTAGTGCAAATGCAACTGTACCTGATTTTGATTATGCATTAAAGTTAGCTGAAAATGCTGCTATTGGTTCTACCCTAACAGGCACTCCTTCATTTTTAGTACAGGACCCAGTTGATTTTTCATTTTCTAGTTCATTAGATCCTACAGTTGTAAGTGTTTTTCAAATTACAAATAATCAACCTAGCAAATATCTTTTAACTAAAACTAGAAAAGCAATTTCATCTACTATTAATACTACAACATTTACTTTTGGAAGTCCACAACAATTTTCAACAGTAGAAATAAATGATACTAATATTATTAAAGTATTAAGTATTATTGATAGTCAAGGGAATGAGTGGTATGAAGTAGATTATTTAGGGCAAGAAACAATTTATGAGTCTTTACAAAATGTAAACACAAACGATCCTAATTTTTCATCAGATCAAAGTCAGGTTCCTTATTTACTTCAATTAAAAACTGTTCCTAGAAGATTTGTAACCCGTTTTAAAGATTCAAATACTTTACAAATACAATTTGGTGCTGGTACTGTTTTAGATTTTGATGAACAAGTCACCCCTAACCCAGACAACGTGGGTATTGGTTTGCCTTTTGAACAAGATAAACTTAATGTAGCTTATTCTCCAAATAACTTTATGTTTACAGATAGCTACGGTATAGCCCCGTCAAATACTACTTTAACAGTAAGATATTTAACAGGTGGGGGGGTATCATCAAATGTACAAGTAGGTGCGTTAAATACACTATCTAGTGGTAATTTAAATTTCTTACAATCTACTTTAAACGCTGTAACTGCCCAAAACATATTCGATTCTTTTGCGGTTGATAATTTAGTTGCAGCCTCTGGAGGTGGGGATGGTGATTCGATTGAGGAATTAAGACAAAATTCAATTGCCCAATTTAGTTCACAGCTTAGAACAGTAACACAAGATGATTATTTAGTTAGAGCTTTAAGTTTACCTTCTCAATATGGGCAAATAGCTAAAGTATTTACTACTCCACAAAAGGCAAGCGAAGTAACAGCTAATGAAAAAATTACCTCATTAGACCTTTATACTTTAGCCTATAATAACCAGAAACAATTAGAGGTACCTTCACTAGCTTTAAAAAATAATCTTAAAACTTATTTATCTCAGTATCGTATGATAAATGATACTGTGAACATTAAAAATGGTTTTATTATCAATATTGGGGTTAATTTTGATATAATTGTACTTCCTAATTTTAATTCAAACGAAGTTATAGCAGCTTGTATAGTAGCTTTACAAGTTTTCTTTAATATAGATAATTGGCAAATTAATCAACCTATTATTTTAAGAGATTTATATAATATTTTAGATAGAGTACCGGGTGTACAAACTGTAAAAAATATAGAAATAGTAAATAAGGCAGGCTTTAATTTGGGCTACTCACAATATGGATATGATATTCAGGGGGCCACAGTTAATAATATTATATACCCTTCGATTGATCCTTCAATATTTGAGGTAAAATATTTAAATAATGACATAATAGGTCGTGTAGTAACTTTTTAAAGATTATATTTATAAATAAAATATGGGACTATTAGATAAATTATTAAGTGGAGGAGACCAACTTCACAAACTATCTTTTGATGGGGGGAATCCTACTACAGTATCCCAAATCCCATTAGATAAAACATTTGATAGAACTAGTTTAGATCTAGAAAACCCCCTACCTTTAGGGGGTCCTGTAACTAAAGGAGTAGCATACACTGCAACTATAGGACAAGAACAAATATTTTTTCCTGGTCAACCATTTACCTCAAAAAACACTTATATCGAATATGTAAATTCTAGAGGATTAGTAGCAGCTGGTTCTTTACCTAGAGTAGTAGGAAGACCAACCCAGGGTGCTATTGGTGGTACTGGTAGACCAGGAGGATAAAACAAAGAAAAATGGCAGTATATAGAATATTCCCCACCCAAGACGCGACACTATATTCTCTATTCCCAAGTATGAATACTGGATTAGATGAGATTGTAGAGGCTACTACTACAACATTTGCATTTTCACCTCCTGACCCTCAGGTTAGTAGATTTGTAATGCAATTTTCTCAAACTGAGATTAATGATATTTTTAGTAGATTTAATTTAACAGGCAGTGATTGGGATTCTTACCTTAACTGCTATATTGCTAATGTTACAGGATTAGGTACAGCTTCTATAGTTGAAACTTTTCCTTTAGCTAAACCCTGGAATATGGGTACTGGTAAGTATTTAGATAACCCTATTACCTCAGA